CAGGTGTTATGGCCTGAGATTTACAAATGGATGCAGCGGATGCCCAAGGGGTTTCTGCAAGAGTTGGACTTTAAGTCCGACAAAATAGTTATAAAGAGCGCACCTGACAGTTTCTGCGTGGCTCGTACATCTCGAAGAGAAAACCCTGAGGCTCTACAAGGCTTCCACTCGCCCAATATGCTGTTTATAGTAGATGAGGCTTCTGGTGTGCCTGATATTATATTTGAGGTCGGACAGGGTGCTATGTCCACGAAGGGCGCAAAGACTGTCATGGTGGGCAACCCCACGAATGGCACAGGCTTTTTTGCAGATGCTTTTGCTAAGAATGCAGAGCGGTGGAAGAACATGACGGTTTCCTGTGAGGAAGCTTCTTCTGTTGATCCTGCGTTTATCGAGGACATGAAGCGGCAATACGGTGAGGATAGCAATATCTACCGTGTGCGTGTTTTGGGTTTGCCCCCTGAGTCAGACGATGACTCCCTTATATCGCGCCATTTGGTGGAAACATCAGTTGGACGTGATGTTGAACCGATGACTGTAGCTCCCATTTGGGGCTTGGATTTAGCCAGGTATGGCTCTGACAGAACGGCTTTAGCCAAACGCCAGGGCAACGTATTACTTGAGCCGATTAAGCATTGGCAGGGTAAAGACCTGATGGAAACTGTTGGTCTTATTCTTGCTGAATATGAGGCGACCCCCTATATGGACAGGCCCAGCGAGATTTGCTGCGATAGTATTGGCGTGGGTGCTGGTGCTGTTGATAGATTGCGTGAGTTAAACCTACCAGCGCGCGGCGTGAATGTCGCTGAAAGTCCATCTTTGGGTACGCGCTATCAGCGTTTGCGTGACGAACTTTGGTTTAAGTGCCGTGAATGGTTTGAGGCGCGAGATTGTTTAATGCCAGATCAACAAGAGTTAATACATGAATTAACAGCCCTTCGCTTTAAGGTTTTATCGAGTGGTAAATTTAAAGCTGAAGGTAAAGACGAGATGAAAAAACGTGGTCTTAGGTCGCCTGACTTGGCCGATGCGTTTGTTTTAACATTTGCTGTTCAAGCGGTTCGCGCTGGTGGTTCAGTAAGTTCTTACGGTTACAAAGCGGAGTTAGACTACGGAAACAGCAACTGGATAATCTAATGTGGATACCCATGATTTTAGTGTGTGCGAATAGCTTATGTTCGGGCATTGGTGGGCCAGTGTATGAAACCCTGCAAGAGTGTGAAGATGCCATGCAAAAGATTGGCGCACCTTACATTCGGTTGAAATACCCCCATTACGAAATTTTAGACATGCAATGCTTAAGCTGGAGAGTGAGTTCCTAATGGCACCACGCAAGAAGTACAGCAAAACAGTTAAAGACCCTAAAACTGGGCGTAAAAAGACTGTTAGATATGGTGCTACAGGCTACACGATTGGCCCTGGTACAAAGCGCGGCGACAGTTACTGCGCTCGTTCAGATGGTCAAATGAAGAAGCACCCCAAAGCTGCACGCAACCCTAACTCGCCGTTAAGGTTAAGCCGCGCCAAATGGAAATGTTCAGGTAAGAAATCGAGACGCACATGATGAGACAAATGTATATCAAACGTTATTCCAACCCCAACCCAGGCAAAGCCAAAGAGATTGCTGAAGTTATAGAGGATGAAATTATGCCAAAAATGAAAGCTGCAAAGCCGAAAAACGCCAAGCGCAAAGATGGTCGTACTTCTTACGCCAGCAAAAAGATGAACCTTAAAAACGGCAAGTATTGTTCCTGATGGCTAAACTTACATCTGCCCAAAAGTCTCGCGCTAAAGCCATGTCCAAGAAACGCGGTGTTAAATACCCCAACGCTTGGTCAAATTTAAAAGTGGCACGCGGTAATAAAAAGAAAACAAAGGTTAAAAAATATGCCTAAAATGGATGACATAAACTTTCGCTCTATTGTTCAAGGCGAAATACAAAGTGCTGTAAATTATTACGAGTCCGAGTTTTCCGCTGACCGCACTGACATATTGAATTATTACCTTGGTGAACCTTTTGGCAATGAAGTCGAAAACCGTTCACAAGTTGTTGCCACCGAGGTGAGTGACACAATAGAATATATAATGCCATCCTTAATGAAGATGTTTGCGTCTTCCAAAGAGTTTGTGCGCTTTGAGCCACGCGGCCCCGAAGATGTTGAGGCTGCCAACCAAGCCACCGACCTCGTAAATTTTGCCATAAATAACGACAACCGTGGCTTTCGTGTAATACATGACTGGTTTAAAGATGCGCTCTTGTTCAAGCAGGGTGCCGTCAAGATGTACTGGGAAGAGAAAGACACCACGGTCAACGAAAGCTATGAAGGTTTAACTGAAGACGAATTAACTTTGCTGGTGAGTGACCCAGCCATAGAAGTCTTATCTCAAGAAGTACAAGAGATGGGCATGGTTGACCCTGAAGGCAACGAGGTGCCAATGGAGCGCACCTACTCCGTTGAAGTTCGGCGCATGAAAAAGTCAGGCTCCGTTAAAATAGACAACATACCGCCAGAAGAATTGATCTTCTCTCGTCGCGCCACGTCTATAGATGATTGCACCTTTATAGCCCACCGTGCGGCTGTAACTGTTGGTGAGTTAATTGAGCAAGGCTATGACGAAGATATTGTTATGCGTTATGCTGGGTCAGACGATTTGGATGATGAGGTAGAACGACAAGCGCGATTTGAAGAGATTGAGTCTGGCGCAAAGTTTAACAGCCCTGACGCTTCGATGCGCGAGGTTATGGTTACTGAGGCTTATATTAAAGCTGACTATGATGGCGACGGTATTGCCGAGTTGCGCCGAGTGGTTGCGCTTGCCGATGGTTCCGAAATACTTGAGAATGAGCCGTTTGACAATGTGCCGTTTGCACTGCTGTCACCTATCTTAATGCCACACCGAATGGTAGGCAGAAGTGTTGCTGAGATGGTAACAGACCTACAGGTCATTAAGTCCACCATTATGCGACAGATGCTAGACAATTTATACTTAACGAATAACAGCCGAGTTGGGGCTGTAGAAGGACAGGTTAATCTTGATGACTTACTTTCGTCGCGCCCTGGTGGTATTGTTAGAATGCGTGCGCCAGGCATGGTTCAACCTTTGGCGGTTCCTCAAATTGGACAGTCTGCGTTTGCGATGCTTGAATATGTGGATCAAATGCGTGACCAGCGTACAGGTTTTTCTAAGGCGTCTATGGGGCTTGACCCAAGCACGCTTCAAAGCACTACGGCAAGTGCCGTCAATGCTACTATCCAAGGTGCGCAACTTAAGATTGAAATGATAGCGCGTGTCTTTGCTGAAACGGGTTGCCGTGATTTAGCAAAAGGCGTTTTACATTTATTACAAAAGCACCAAGACAGTGAGCGCGTTGTGCGTATCCGTGGTGAGTTTGTAGCCATAGACCCCCGTGCTTGGGATAACGAGTTTGACCTATCTATAGAGGTGGGCTTGGGCAATGGTCGTGAAGAAGAAAAGATGGGCATGTTGTTACAAGTTGCTGGAAAGCAAGAACAAATGCTGCAACAGTTTGGCCCCGTTAATCCAGTTGTTAAACCTTCACAGTATATCAATACACTTAAACGTATTGTTGAAATGGCTGGCTTTACAGACACAGAACAATTCTTCTCTGGTGGTGAACAGGTTGATCAAGCTCTTATGCAGCAAGCGCAACAACAAAGCCAAGGCGGTGCAGACCAAGCTAGAATGGCTGAGTTCCAAGCTGAGATGGAGCTTAAGAAGCAGAAGATGGAAGCAGAACTTGCGCTTGAGCGTGAGAAGATGCAGGCCGAGCTTGAGCTACGCAGATTTGAACTTGAGGCAGAGCTACAGCTTCGCCAACAGAAACTCGCTTTTGGTGGTAATGTTTCGGACAACCTACCTAGAGCATGACAGACTTTAGAGACGAACAAGACCGAGGAGCAAAGGCTTCTGCGGTGATGAACAACCCTCTTGTAAAAGAGGCATTTGGGCAAATACGTGAAGCGTATGTCGATGATTGGTCACACACTGATCCGTCAGACACCGCCAAGCGTGAGCAGCTTTTTTATTTGATGAAAGCACTAGAGGCTTTTGAAGGACATTTTGAAAGTGCCATACGGACAGGCAAAATGGCCTCCCAACAAGTAAACGAGTTTAATTAACCCCTAAATAATTGGAGATTTTATTATGTCTGGTACTCCTGAGGAATCCAGCTTATCGCAGCATGATGCTGTGAACTTACTTTTGAATACCCAAGCCCCTGAAGAGGTAAGCGAAGAAGTTCAAGAGTCTACTGCCGAAGCTACAGTAGAGACACCTGAACCAGAAGAAGTAGAGGTTGAAGCCGCTGATGACAGCCAAGCTGAAACTGAAACGGAAGAGGTTGAGGACGACGATGAGGAAGAATACGAAGAAATTCAGACTTATCGCGTAAAGGTTGATGGTGAAGAATTTGAAGCAACTCAAGAAGAGTTAATCAAGAACTTTCAACTAGAAAAAACGGCCCAGAAAAGACTACAAGATGCCGCTGAACAGCGTAAGGTTTTAGAAGCGGAAAAAGCGTCTACTGAGCAAGCTCGTACACAATACGAGACGGCCCTAAATGCGGTGGCTCAAGAATTACAGAAAAACACCCAGCCTAGAGATCAGGCATATTGGGATAACCTGTATGAGTCCGACCCACTCGAATATGTACGACAACGTGATACAGAACGTGATACGCAAGCAAAACAACAGACTGTACAAGCTGAACAGCAAAGACTGCAACAGCTTCGGTTAATTGAAGAACAGAAGAAACTTTTGGAGTTGGTTCCTGAATGGAAAGACCCAGAAGTGGAAGCTAAAGAAAAAGCTGCAATCGTTACTTATGCACGAAGTCGTGGTTTTACTGATGCAGAACTAGGTGCTGCTACAGACAGTAGAATTATAGACATGATGCGGAAAGCTCATCTTTACGAAACTTTGCAGTCGCAAAAACCTATTGCAAAGAAGAAGGTAAAGACAGCTCCGAAGATGGTTAAAAGTGGGCAACCTAAAAACAAGGGCGACTCTGCAACAGAGCGAAAGCGCAAGGCTTTTGATAGATTGAGTAAATCTAATAGTCGTGAAGCGGCTATAGACTTTCTCTTAACCAAATAATTTAACTTTTTAGGAGGCCATAATGGCTATTTATACTTCATCAACAGCGATTGGTGAAAGAGAAGATTTGTCAGACGTAATCTACCGCGTTGATCCAGACGAAACACCTCTATTTTCTAACGCGAAAAAAGAAACCACAAAGGGTATATACCACGAGTGGCAAGTTCAAGAATTAGCCGCTGCCGTTGACACAAACTACGTCAATGAAGGAGCTGATTTTTCATATGCAAACCCTGCCCCAACAACAAGAGTTGGGAACTACCATCAAATATCTGTGCAAGCAGCTTCAGTATCCAACACAATGGATATCGTAGATAAAGCAGGCCGTGACAAAGAGACAGCTATGGTCAAAGTTTTAAAAGGCTTAGAGCAGCGTAGAGACATAAACAAATCTCTATACAAAAACGAAGCAAGCTCTAGTTCTGACCCACGTAAAGCTGGTAAGCTCATTACCTGGATTTCAAACGTAGACGCTCCATCCGACATGGCTGCTGCTGCGAATGGTAATGGTACAGCGGCTGCTGACCTTACAGGTACTGCTGCTGCATTGACTTTGGCTAAAATCGACGCTGCTATGCTTGCTGCATACAGTGACGGTGGTTCACCAAACATGTTGCTAATGTCGCCAACAAATAAGCAGAACTTTTCAGGTCTGTCTTCTGGCTCAGTAGCGACTAATCAGATTACAATGACTGCACCAAAAGAAGCAGCAATTATCGGCTCAGTGAGCTTGTACTTGTCAGACTTTGGTGAACTTTCAGTAACTGTGGATCGTCAATGTCCAAACT